GCTGGCGCGCCCGCGCGGCGAGACGGTGAGACGCCGATTGTCCCGGTAGACCCGAAGGTGATCGCGTTCGCGAAGGCGCAAGCGAAACGAGGAGGAAAGCGCCGTGGCTGATCGCGTCGCCGATCTCATCGTCCGACTCAAGGCCGACACTGCGCAGCTCGACCGCGCACTGAGTCGGTCGGAGCGGCAAGTAAAGACGAGCGCCGACCGGATGCGCGCTGCGCTCGGAGGTTTGCGCACAGGGCTTCTCGCGGTTGGGGCTGCGGCGGCTGCGGGCGGCGCTGCTCTCGCTGCGCTGGCGAAGGGCGCGCTCGAGTCGGCCGACAATCTCGGCAAGTCTGCCGACAGAATCGGGATCAACACTGAGGAGTTACAGCGGCTCCAGTTCGCGGCTGATCTAGCTGGAGTGTCGCAGGAGAAGCTCGGCAAAACGCTTGAGGTATTTGGACGCCGAACAGCAGAGGCGCGCGTCGGCACTGGTGACATGATTACGACGCTGAAGCGTCTTGACGAGGAGCTGTTCAGCAATATTGTTGCGGCGGACAGCGCAGAAGAGCGTTTCCTTCTCGTCGCAGACGCAATCTCCAATACTACCGATGAAGCTAAGCGGCTAGCGATTGCCAACGCTGTCGGCGGTCGCTCGGCTTCTGGTCTTATCAATCTGTGGGCACAGGGCCGAGACGTTATCAAGGAACTCGGAGACGAGTTCACACGTTTCGGTGGCGTACTCACGCGAGAAGCGGCAGCCCGTGCCGAAGAAGTCAATGACGCGTTTTTGCGTCTGGCAACATTCTTCCGGCAGCAGTTCACGGTTGCCCTGCTTGACGCGAAGGGCGGCACCGAAGACCTCGCGGCGGCGCTCAATAGCGACGACATGCGCGAGGCAGCAGCTGAACTCGGGCGCAATCTTGGCGAGATCGCGAGACAACTTGCGGAGCTGGCGAAGAATGCCCCCAATGCCTTGCGCGAGCTTCGTGCGTTCGTGGATTCCCCCGCATTCCGCGCTGCCGCTGGGGCGGCCATAGGTGGTCGGCTAGGCGGGTTGCCGGGTGCTGTTGTCGGCGGCGCGATTGGCGCAACGATGGCACCGGCCGGCATTACGCCACTCGACGAGTCATACCTAACACGAAGCCCCGGATTGCCATCGGCGCGGGCCGACGACTTCGTGCCGCTCGATGGCGGCGGCTTTCCGACACCATTCGGCGTGGTCGGAGGGCAGGATTCACGAAGGCAGGCCGCAGCCGCGACGGAAGCCGTAGCGGCAGCGATGCGCGAGGCTGCGACCGTGCGCAGCAGAGAGGCATCGGCAGCCGCGAGCGAAGCGAAGCGAGCAGCAGAAGAGCGGATTAGAGCCGAAGGGCAAGCGCAACGGCAGCTAACCGACATCCTGCGCAAGGGCGCGGAAGAGCGTCTTCGGCTCGCGGAACGCGACGCCGACCTGATCGGACTGCGTGCGACCGCAGAACTTGCGCAGCTAGACGAGCTGTCGCGCATCATCCCCGAGCAAGAATCACAGATCCAAGACGCGCGCGTTGCTGTCGTGCGAAACGCGCTCGAAGAGATTGCGCAGCTTGAGAATGCGGCCGCAGAAGAGCGAGCAGCGGCGGCGGCAGAACTCGCGAAGGAACAGCGCGAAGAGTTCGTTCGCTCGTTCGACGGCGTGCGGCAGGTCATCTCTCAGACGATCGGCGGACTCCTGCTACAGCAGGAACGCGACTGGGATGCGTTCTTCCGCAGCCTCGTTGCGAGCTTCGTCTCGACGGGCGTCGACAAAGTGCTCGAACAGCTCGTGAACGGTCTAGCCGGTTCGTCTGCCGCTTCCGGCGGATCTGGTGGCGGCGGATTTGTCGGCAGCCTGCTCGGCATCGTTGGGGGACTGCTCTTCGCCAAGGGTGGAGTCGTGAGCCGGCCGACACTCGGGGTCGTAGGCGAGGCTGGCCCCGAGGCTGTGATCCCGCTCGACCGTCTCGACCGGATGCTTGCATCGCAGCAAAGCGGCGTGACGGTCAACATCATCGGCGCGCCGGAAGGGACCGAAGTGAAGCGCAGCAAGTCCGCCGACGGAACCGAGCAGATCGACGCCTTCATCGGCGGTTCGATGGCGCGCAACATGCAGCGCGGGTTCCAACGACAGCGGTTCGCGCCGGGCGTGATCGGCGGATAGCGATGCCGACGCCCGTCTGGCCCGCCTCTCTGCCGCAAACGCTGCGCCTCGGGTTGCAAGGTGCGGGGATTGATGATCGCATTGTGTTCGAGCCCGACTCGGGGCCTCCGCGCGTCGCTGTTCACACGACGGCATCCGGCAAGGTATGGACGCCAGCGCCGATGGTGATGGGCGAAACGCAATGGGGCCTTCTCGAAACGTTCTACGAGACGACGCTGTTTCGCGGCGTACACAAGTTCGAGTGGACGAATCCCTGGCCGGGCGCGGGCGTGAAGACGTTTCGCTTTGCCGACCGACCGTCGGAGTCGTGGGATACGGTCGCCGTACCGCTGCCGTCCACGGCGGGCACGTCGCAAGTCTGGCGCGCAGGCGGCGCGGCTTCGCAGCGCATCGTAACGGTGCGGTTTCGGCTGCTCGATCTGCCGTGGTTCCCGGCGGTCTAGATGCCCACCGCTGGATTCGTCAGGCAGCTAAACCGCGAGCTGCCCGAAGTCGCGTTCTTGTGGTTCGTCACCGTTCACACGACGCCGGTGTTTCGGCTGTGCAGCGACCGCGTTCCGCAGACGAGCCGCGGGAACGTGTACTTGCCGTATCCGAACATGCGGATCTCGCTACCCGGCGAGCAAGAAGGGCAGACGCCGCGCGTGACCGCGATCATCGAGGACGTAGATCAGGCGGTAGAGGCGGAACTTCGCGCGCTGCTCCCGACGGACGAGACGCTGCTGGATCTAGAGCTGATCGCGAGCGACGAGATCGACACTCCGCAGGTGGCGGTAACGGGCCTCACGGTGCAAGAGATCCGCGGCGATGGCACGTCCGTTGAGATCGAGCTGGTAGCGCACAACCTGCTTGCGATGCGCTCGCCCGGGTACGCCTTCGTCCCGAGCGTTACGCCGGGGCTGTTTGGTGTCTAGCGACTGGACGCGGTTCCTCGGGCGGAAGTACGACAGCGACGTAGCTTGCTGGGCGTTCGTTCGCGACTACTACAGCGAGGCGCTCGGGATCGAGCTGCCCGACTATGCGGCGCAGGCCGTGGGGCCGCTCGAATCGGCCGAGCTGTCGCGGCTCGTGACAGAGTACGGTGACGGGTGGCAGCTGGCGGAAACGCCGGAGGCGGGCGACGTGGCGCGCTTCTGGGTGCGCCGGCCCGCGAGCCCGGAGCATGTCGGAATCTATCTCGGCGAGAATCGCATCTTGCACGCGCCGAAGGCGAATCAGGGCGTCCACGTCGTAGACCTTGCGCGTGACGAATGGGCGCGCCGGCTCGTGGACTACCGCCGCTACGCGCCCGAGACGTGGCGTCTGGAGGCGTTCCCCGACCCACTGTCGTCTGTGCGCGTCTCGATGGACGTCCCGTGCGGCGTGACGCTGATGGATGCGCTGCTGCTCGCGGGCGTGAAGCGTGACCGCGAAGGCTACATCCGCGTGTGTATCGGCAACGTGCCGGTGGCTCCCGCGATGTTGCGCCACTGTCGGCCGAAGGCGGGCGTTCTCGTTAGCGCGCGCAGCGTGCCGGGCGTGAGCGTTCTTGTTGCTATCGCTGCGGCGGTTGCGGCGGTTGTCCCGGGCGCTGCGACGATCGGCGCTGTCGTCGGCGGCACAGCGTTCGCAGCTCTTGGCCTCAGCAGCGCGACAGCCGCCGTAGCGTTCGCCGCTGCCGGTACGATCATCGCGGGAGTCGGCATCCTTGCCGGCCTTGCCGGCATCGTCTCACTGGTCATGCCCTCCGCGCCGAACAGTGCCAGCACAAGCTCTATCGGCCCCGGCGCGAGTCCGGCAGCCAACGGCGTCGGTAACCGCATCGACCGCTTCGGTCCGGTGCCGGTGCTTCTTGGCAAGATGCGCGTCTTCCCGCCGCTCTTCGCCCTGCCGTTCACGGAGATCGTCGGCAGCGATCGGTTCTGGCGACTCGGTCTCGTCGTCTCAGCATCTCGATGCAAGATCGACCATACCGACGAACTCGGCCGCACGGGAATCGAGATCGGCGGGGTTCCGATCGAGGAGATTCCGGGCGCGGACTGGGACATCGTGCAGGGCGGAGAGATCCCGCCGGACGTGACGCTCGAAGAGGAGATTGTAGACGAGGTCACGACCGAAGGCCCCGCGCCACGCGGGCTCTGGAAGCTTGACGACGCGGCGGCTCCCATGACGAACGAGATCGGCGGCGGGGTGTCGCTGCTAGCGCATGGGACTCCGGTCTACCAGCAGCCTCCGATCTTTCAGCGCGCGTCAGAGTTCTCTGTACTCACGACTGCCAGCTCTGCGCTCTACACCGATGCGGCACCAATCTCAGACTGGGACGCGACGGACTGGACCGTCATGTTCGGCGCAGAGATCCCTGTGAGCGCAACGTCTGGGGTTCTGTTCGAGATTGGCGACGATACCGAAGGGATGCGTCTCGTTCGGGTTGCGGGCGGCGGATTCCGCGCGGTGACAGAAACGCCGTCGGATGGCGTCCGGTTCGTTGATCTCGCTGCCGAGTATTTTCGCGGCGTGCGGTCGATCTCGATCGTGAAGTCCGGCGACAAAGTAGAGGTCTACTCGGACGGCCTCCTCATGCAGCGCACCACGCTTCGTGTCGTCCCGTTAAACACGCAGAAGATTACCCTCGGCGCAGGCCGGTCCGGCGCGTCGTTTGTCGATTTTGTACCGGCGAGCATCCAGGACTTCGCCATGTGGGATCGAGCGCTCACTCGCGACACCATCCGAACGCTCGCAGAGGCGGCCATCACGCGATTCGACGCGGTCCCGATTCCGTTGCGTCGCGGTCCCCCGATCAGGCTTCTTGGAGACACCGTCACCGAGGTACAGGTCAACTCGAATCAGCAGCACCCTATCGCGCCGGAGGGTGACTACGTTGTGCGCGATTGGGTGACGCGCGAGATTGTAGGCCCCGGCATCGAGCTTGGCGTAGACATCTTCTTTCCGCAGGGCCTATGGAGGCTAGAGATCAACTCAAAGGCCCCGAGCCGGCGCCCCGCATCGGTGGGGTTCCAGATCCAGTATCGCGTGAGCGGTACTGACGAGTGGCTGAACGCTTCGGACGCTCCGATTCTTGGCCGGCTCGAAGAACTCGACACGCAGAAGGAAGTCCGGTGGGAGATCATGCCGGGTCTTTCTGGCACGACGCCTGGTACATCGACGCCAGACGCGCTACCGGCGTTCCGGATCTGGGGCGACACACAACAGCCGATCTTGCAGGGCTTCCGCTGGCACGTATTCGAGAATCAGCGGTTTGAGGTGCGGCTGCGTCAGTTCACGACGGAGCCATCCAATAACCGCGCGGGGCAGAGCGATGTTCCGGCATTCTCCGGAGATTTCCAGATCCTCTCGTATCGCGCTATCGCGCGCAACGAGTCTCCTTTGCGCGGCCGGAACGCCGATACGTGGGCGCTAGTGACGCTGTCGCTACCGATTGCCGAGGTCGGGAACACCGTCGAACAGATCAGCGTCCTTGGCACGTCGATCTTTCGCGAGCGCGACGGCGGCGGGTGGAGTGCCGAGCGTCCGACGCGCAACGCGGCGTCGCTTGCTTTGGCCGCGCTACAGAATCGCGCGCTCACGCCAAAGCCGCTCGCTGATACGGCGATGGATCTCGCGAGCTGGGACGGGTTCACGACGCGCGCGCTCCCGACGGATCTCTACGTCGATTTCGTCGGCAACGCCTTCGACCTCGCGAACGCCGTCCTTGCGCCATCGTTCGCGTCGATCGGATTCCGCGAGCGGATGGGAGTCGTCGAAGATCGTGCGGGGATGACGCCCGTGCAGCTCCTTACGTCGCGCGACATGCAGGGATTCCGGTGGACGTCGCGCATTCTCGGTCTTCCAGACGGACTGCGCGTCAAGTTTCTCGATGCCGAGCAGCACTACCAGCAGTCCGAAGTGCTCGTGTTCCAGGACGGCATCACGGAGGACACCGCGCAGACGTACGGGACGGTCGACCTGTTGGGCGTAACGGACCGCACGCGCGCGATCGCGAACCAAAAGAAGCAGCTCCGCATGGCGGCGGCGCGGCATATCGAGTTCTCCGGCACCGTCTGGCTGTCGCATCTCAACGCGATGCGCGGTGACGTGGTGGAGTTCCAGCACCACCTGGCTCTCGTTGGATTGCGTGCCGCTCGCATCATCGCCGTAACGCTCAGCGGCCCGGGCACGCACGTCGTATCGGTGAAGACCGACGAGATCATCCCGTTCAACGGAGCCCTCACCTACGGGACGCGCTGGAGGCGCGTCGTTTCGGGTGCCGTCGTGCTTGCCGGCGGGGACATCGCGAATCCGGCGACGGCGAGCAATACGCTGACATTCACGACGCCGGTATTGCTCGCCGATGCGCCGGCCGTCGACGACCTGATCGTCGTCGGCGAGCGCGGAATCGAAACACAGCAGTGCCTCGTGCGCGACATGGCGCACCGGAGTATCGGCGGGATCCCGGCGGCCGACGTGGTGCTGATCCCGTATGCGCCCACGGTGCACAACGCGGTGGACGACATGCCGGACTTTACGCCCGTCGTGTCGCGCCCGGGCGGTGTGCCGGCGCTTCAATCGCCGAACGTTCCGCACGTGCTGCGCATCGTGTCCGACGAGTCGGTCATGCGCGCCACGAGCGTCGGGCTGCTCCCGAGGATGGCTGTCTACGCGCGGCCGAGTCCGGGGCTCGGGGCGTCACCGTCTCACATGCAGGCGCGCGCCATCGTTCTAAACGACGACGGAATCCCGCGCGGCGCGTGGCAGGTGAGCGATTACGTCGCCGTCGGCGGGCTCGCCAAGATGCTGATCGACGATGTTCTGGAGACGCGCTCCTATCGCGTGCAGGTCCGGGCCATTTCCGCGGCCAGTGTCGCGTCCGATTGGTCTCCGCCGACGGAACACGTGGTCATCGGATCGACGACGCGCCCGCCGGATGTCGAGGATCTGCGCCGCGAGGGCGACGTGCTCCGCTGGTCGCTGCCGACGGTGCCGCTCGACATCGACGGCTTCCAGATCCGCACGGCGCGCGGGGCGCTCTCTACGATCCCGTGGGATACGGCGACGCCGGTTCACGCCGGCGTGTGGAAGACATCGAGCTTCCCGGTGTCCGAGTTGCGCGGGTCCGGCCCGATCACGGTACTGGTGCGAGCGGTGGACATCAGCGGCCGGCTGAGCGTGACGCCGGCGGTACTGGTGACCGAGCTTCCGCGCCGGTCGCTCAACGTGTTTGCCGAGGTGGACTATCGCGCGCTCGGCTGGCCCGGGACGATCACGGGCGGCGCGGTGAGCGGGGGCAATCTCGTAGCGACCCTCACCGCGGGCGATGACACACAGCTCGCGTGGCCCGGCGAGGATACTCAGGAGGCGTGGCCGGGGAGCGACACACAGACAGCGTGGGGCTCGCAATCGTCCGATATGACGTACGTAGACGAGTTCGTCCCGTCGGCCCTGCTGCTCGACAAGCTCGTCAACTTCGACATCGATTGGTCGCCGGTCGATACGGTCGGGACGATCGAGTACCGCGAGCTCGGCCCTCAGGATGCGTGGCCTGGGAGCGATGCGGATCTCGCGTGGCCCGGGAGCGATGCGGATCCCGCGTGGCCGGAGCCAGAGTGGAGCGCGTGGCGGCCGTGGCCGGGCGAGCTGTCGTTCGCGGCGCGAAAGCCGTACGAGTTCCGCGTGTCGTTCCCGTCGCAGCAGCGCGCGGTGGTGTTCTCGGGGATGACGATGCGGATCGACGTAGACGACCGGCGCGAGATCGTGAACAACCCGCCGCTATCTACGGCCGGCTCTCGGCTGCCGCTGTCGTCGTCGTTCACCGCGATTCGTCTGGTTCTCCCGACGCGCGAGCAGGCGACGGGGGATACATCGGTGCGGATCGAGGTGGTGGATATGCAGCCTTTCGGCCCGCTCGTGATTGCGCGCGACGGTAGCGACAACGCTGTCGCGTCGGGCGCGTGGGACTTCGAGGTCATCGGCTACTAGGGGGATACAGTGGCAAGTTTTCCGGCGAGCAACGCATACACAGAGAACGGTATCGATCGCGGCACGCTGCGGCAGCGCATGACCGACGACATGTGGGCCACACGGCAGCTCATCGGCGCGGGCACCGTGCAGGCGCTCACGATCGCGAGCGGCGCGATCACGCCAGCAAGTGGCGCGTCAGGGTCGATCGTCATCGACACCGAGGGCGCGGCGTCATCCGACACGCTCACGAACATCTCGACGTCGAACCTTCCCGACGGGTCGCACATCCTGATCCGCATCGCGGACAACGGGCGCGTGGTGAACATCACGGATCAGGCGGGCGGCGCTGGTGAAATCGCGCTCATCGACAGCCTCGATCACCAGCTCAATCGCGTCGGCCAGTGGATTGAGTTGCGGCGCGAGGGGACAGACTGGACGGAGGTTCGGCGCGGCGGTCTCGAAAAGACTCACATCGTCGGGGACAGCGGCGAGCCAGCTTTCTCGGGTTCGTGGGGCTCCTCCGGAAGTATCGACGCTTCATTCGTGAAGGGCAACGACGGTTTCGTGCGTCTAGCCGGATCCGTTGCCCACGCGACTCTCACTGGTAGTAGCTCGACGATCTTCGCCCCTCCCGTCGGATGGCGGACCCTTAGCGGTGCGACGCTCCATTTCCCGGTATGGGCGTCTGTGGGCGGAACACTCGAAGTCAACTTCATCTACGTCGATG